CTTGTATTCTCGCGGACGTGGTCTATGTACCGGGAACCCAACCCGCCAGCGGCACTGCTGAGCGATTCTTTGAACTGGGAACCCCGGCTGGCAAGTCTTGTCCTAATCGTGCTCTCGTTCTCGACCGTGTGTTCCTTAGCAATCGTCTCTGCCATGTCAAAGCTCCTTTATCCAGCGAGAATCTTTCTGCTGGGTGAATCCGCATCGGCGGATGAACATCCTTGCTGCTCGCATTGGAGCCTCCGCCGAAATCCGCGTATAGCCGAGATCAACAGAAAAGTCCAACAAAAGCTCCATCGCTCGCCTGAGTTGTTGGGGCGGCACCTTGCGAAAGAACGCGAGGTGACCACGTAGTTCGGGTGGGGGTCCTTCTCCAAAAACCAGGCCGACAGCTTTGCCGTCAATGACCGGAACCACAAACGGGTCACCGCCATCAAGCAGCGAACAGATGCGGTGATAGCCACCAGCTCCCTGCCAGGGAGCATAGAGCGCAGCCTGGATGTGTGGCAGGGTGCAGCACATGTGTATGAAGCTATAACTCTCATCATCATCAGCCTTGAGTTGAATAATTTCATTCATCTACCAGATGTGAGCTTCTACACTGGATGACTTTTGCTTCTGCCCCTGCCCTGGAGCAGAGGTGGGCTGCGGTGCCCAGCGTTGCGCTAATTCAAATAGACCCATACGAGTATTCTGCTGCTGCGCTGCCGCCTGCTGCGTCAGCGCAGCCCTGCTGGAGGCTTCACTGGCGCGCTGGTTCTGGCGCAACAGGTGACCGACACCGCTGTCCTGGACGCCACGCTGGGCAAGGTTCTGGTTCTGGCCCCTCGTATTATTCTGGGCAGCTGTTGAAAAATTTGACAGGATGCCCTGCATGAACCGACTTCGCATCCCATCACCAGTGTCCTTTAGATCGTTAACGAACTTCGGCCAGACGATCTCCTGGTGCTGCCGCTCGCGGTTGTTTAGGATCTTGACCTGGGACTTGGACATCGGGGTCTCAGTTGTCCTTCCTTTTGATTTTGATACGCCTGCACCCATGTGAGTCTCCTATAATTGTCGAAAGTCGATAGTGATTGATCGCATCGTGCCCTTACTGCGCAGTTGCAACTGCACGTCGGTGCCGATTAGACCGCGTGCGACATAGCTCTGTAGGTCGCGTCGCCGATGACGTCGCGTCAACGTCTTCGACCAAGCCGCCTTGCCGTCGAGAATGACCTCCACGTAGACATCTTCGTCCGCGTCGATGTACAGTCTGCGCAACTGTAGCGGCTGGCGACCTTCGGTCAAGTGCATACGGGGCGTGACATACGTCCACCTCTGCCCAGGACCGCCAGCTATATCTTCCCACCCACCACCCGATGAGAGCAAGTGCAGGCGATCGTTGTTCTCGTCCCACCATGCCCACCGATAGCCGGTCAGCGCCAGGCGCGTGATATTCATCCCATGTTTAAAGTCAATCGCCACAGCGTGGTCATCATAGAATAGGTAGTACACGTCGTTGGCGACGACGGCGAAGTTAGCGACACCGTCGAACACGTACCGATCGGCAGTGACCAAGGTCGTCCGGTCACCCTCAAGTTCGGGCTGCTTACCAAACGTCACGATACCGTCGTTGCTCTGCCATACCAGGTTGTTGCCGAGCGACGCGACCGTCCTCCAGTTCGGGCACCCTTGCCTGGTGGGCAGCTCGATTCGGGCCAGGTCCGCGAAGTTGGTGCCGGTGACGACGTATCGCTTGTTCAAGGTGAACACGATCACCGACGCATTGCCTGCAACCAGTGCTGTGATCTCTTCGTCGAATTGCAGATACTTCAACGGGTCCCAGGAATGCGGGTTGCTCTGCTCGCTAACGAACAGCTGGGCACCGGCGGCGAGGTAGAAAGTCTCGTTCAACTCGGTGAGATACTTACCACCAGTCAGGGTTGCTACATCCTGCCCGACCGATGTATACAGCGGCTCATTTCCTTTTGTCATGTCAATGCTCTCGCTCAGCATTAACGTCTCGTCCGAGACACTGTCAGCAAACGATGTCGTGCCGTTCGGCACTTCCCCCACTACATAGAACACCCCGGCATCCCGAAGCGTGCGCAGGATAACGACGTTGCCAATAAAGCTGTCTGTCGACACCGGGAGGTTTTTTATATTGATTTTATCCAGGCCACCGACATTGGTCGTGAACAGCGTGATGTCCTGCCAGTATTTAAGGTTCGGGGGACGCTGGTCTGGGCTCAGTGGATGTGATTGTTCTAAGACGCCATTTTTGCGGGGATTCCACCCCCACTTGGTTGGGGTAACGGTTATATTCCAGATGTCCTGCTTCGCTTTGTAATATCTACCACGGTCGCTGACTACAGTTCCTGCGCGATAGCCATACCTAAAAGTCCTCGGTTGGTACTGGTGCTCGTTGGTGGAGAGAACCGCAATTATCCTAGGTACTTGTTGGCTGGTGCGGTATGGCGTCGCGTCCTGGGACTGAAGGCTCACCGTTTCCCGGTCAGCAGAAAAAGAAACAGACCGCGGCGATCCAGGGGGTGCCGTAGCCGACAGAAACCCCTCTCTCGACCGGAAGGCGAAGGCATATTGATACATGCCCTCAAAGCGGTCCCCGCGAAAGCCGTCTTCGAAGTGCACATGCGCCGACGGCGCAGGCACTCCCATGTACCCAAGAGAGGAGCTCAGCTCCCCCGTTGCATTGTCGGACCAGAATATCGTCTTACCGAAGCGCGCCAGGCTACGTTGGCCTGTCGGATTATACAAAGTAAAATCACTCTTCGGCACGATCGATGTTGCGGCTCCCGGCAGCGGCACGATACTGCCGTTCGACACCGTTGCATCAACGACGTCAACGGCAAACTCAGCCGGGAGGTTCTGTGCATCAATGAAGTTATTGATGCCGCCAGTGAACTGATTGTATGTTGCCTTCATTCGCCTTACGTGGTGACAGCTCGCAGGACCAGGAAGTTAATAATGGAAACGCCTGGGTCCGTCAGGAATGTGATGATGGCAGTGCCTGATGAGTTGTCCGCGACGACCTTCAGCTCGTAGCCGGACCCGGCGATGTTATTTGCCCTCGTCTGGTATGTCAGTAACACGGTGTCGGTGTCTGCAATGCCCGCTACGCTGATCGCCGATGTCCCGCCGCCTCCGCCATAGTTGTGGGTGCCTGCCAAAAAGATGAAGTGGCTGAATCCGGTTCCCGAGGTGTCCATGTCGAGCGACACACCTTTAACGGAATCAGTCGCCAGCTTTTCTGCCGAAATCGTGCCATCAAGGATCTGCAGTGCTTCGATCGCCCCGTCTGCGATGTCGGGCGTGTCAATACTCTTGGCAAGCACTACATTCGTCCCCGTGCCTGAACCTGCAATTGCGCCTACAGCGAGATGCTCGTTGTCGATTGACCCGTTGACATACTGGTCGGAGTCGATGCTATTATCAGCCATCTCATTTTCGCGAATCGAGTCTGCTTTGATCTGCAGTGTCCCGGCGAGTTCCTCAATTCGGAGACCATCGGGGATGCCTATCTGCTCCAGCTCTGCACCCAACTCCGCGATAGCAGCGTCGACGTCGGTCGCTGTGAATTTTGCGTCTTCCGCAGTCTTCTGCTCCCGCGTCGCTGCCGACAAGGGAATATCTTTTGCATTAACTCGCTTCACACTGCGCGTCGAACCAGTGGAAGTTGGTACAGCCATCCTGGTGTCGGTGCCGTCCTCGTCGAATGCGACGTCCTCTGTGCCGATCAGGCGCTTAACGATTGAAGTAGCCATTACATGTACGTTCCTTTAGTGTGACGCGATCGCGTCGTTGTCCAGTTTTTGACGCTGCCTTCACGGGCAAGGGCAAGCCGGTTGATGTACCGTGCCTCCCATATCCGTGCTGCAGCAACATCCATCTGCTCGTCGTCAAGTTGGTAGCAGCGAGCTGCCGCGTAAAAAACCATTGCGTCCTCGTCAGCGACCAACAGGCAGTCCATGGGCGGATCGGCGACGTACCACAGGATGTATGCGTCGGCGTCATTGGTGATCGATGCCACCACCCCAGCCTCGCCATCGATGTACACCGGAGCTTCGGTGTCGATGTAGTCGACGATCGCGCCGGTCTCCTGGTCAGCTAAAACACTATCGATTGAGGAGACTGCGCCAGTGTCGGGGTCGAATTGATGGATGTATGGGGTCGTGCCGTTCTGCGCTTCGATAATGGCGAGCCTCCCCTGGAAAACGGCACTTGTCGGCCCATCGATCGCCCACAGCTCGCCGAATGCGTTAATCCAGGTCTCGGCGATAAATTCAGGGCCTCTGGGGTAATCAGAGATGTCGATGCGGACAATCTCATTACCACGGGTCGCGTATATATCCAACCCGCACTCTCTCAGCGGACCTGCATCTAAGCCAGTGACGGCAGTGGCTGTAATTGTGTCGGTGTCAGTAGTGAGGCGCTTCAGTGTGCCACCAACATTGATGTACGACACCGTTGGTGTGATGTTCACGATACCACGGACATCGTCGGTCGTAATCTGGGTGCCAGCCCCAGGCGTAATTTCAGGCCACTTATATAAGCCACCTGCGCCAACCGCGATGTAGATATTGCCGGTCTGCACTGTCGAACCTGGAACCGCAACCCCTTGATACCACACCTCGGAGGCTAATGCGGAATCAACCCCAGAGAAGGTCGAGCCATGGTATCTGATCATGCCAGACGTAGTGCTCCCATAGAAGAGATTGTATCCACCTGGGCCGATCAGAATCTTGTTATAGAAGGTTCCAGTACCTGGGCCGATGGTGGTGCTGGTGGTGCCGGGGGTGCCGTCAGGAGGAAATTTTCTCTTTTGGCTTCCGCCAGCCCCCCCCGTGCACGCAATGCAGTAAGCGGTCAGCGGTGCGATGTAGTCATTCCAAGGACCATTGTAGACAGTGACGTCTGTAGGCTCTGCATCAAGGGCGGTTGTGTACGTCGAAAAAACTTGTTGGCCATCCTCGTCGACGCGAACTATTGCATTGATACCCGTCGCCAACCACCACAAGTGACCATTAGCGCAGGCGAGCGAGTCATTTGCAGTTGGCGATGAGATAGTGGCGCGGACACTTGACTTAAACGACAGCGGCGACGGTCCACCACTGAACGCTACCGGCGCCGTCTCGATGGTCGGAGATGCTCGCGGGTAAAGTCTAAATTGCGTTCGGCCATCCAGGTCCTGGAACCAGTGCGTTGGGGTGCCGGTCTTATTGAGCCAGTCAGCACCAGATCGCGTCGAGAGCCAGGTGCCGCGTGAACTCATCCCACGGTTACTGCCGCCGATCAAACCTTCCAGCTCGCGAGACGTCGTAGGCTCAAGCAGCCGTCCATCAGCCGCCTCAATGCGGAGGATCTCATAGCAGTCAGGAGGAGCAGTGTAAACCTCGATATTTTCCTTTAGCTGAAGCGGCGCACGCTTGCGCAGAACCCTGCCTTCGCGGCAGTAGTTCAACTGTCCTTCGTTAATCCAGGCATCGAGCACATCGTCGGGCCAGTAATCCCCATCGAGGTCACGGGTGATCTCTTCCCTGACGCGCTTCCTAATCTTACTATACGCTGATGTACTCATGCTTTTTCCTGCAGTGGTACAGGTGGGCTTTGTAGTTCTTCCAGGTCGACTGCGGCTTGTCGCAGCATTCACACACTGGTTCCGTCACGGTGCATTGAAGCGACCGAAGCGCATTGCGCGCACGCGCCTTCTTCCGCCGTGCTTCTGCTATTGGATCTCGTTGTCCTGCCATAAAAAAAAGGGCGATACCCAGGCTGAGGAGGCCACAACAGCTCCCCCAGCCAGGTATCTAGTTAATCGTTAGGCGACTGTCCCGCCGTTCAGTAACGCTGTTGCGTCGCAGAACTCACAGATCAGAACACCAACGCCAGCAGTCAGCGCGGCTGTCCCCGCAAGCTCAACCTGGACGGTTGCGGCGGTCGTGTGTGAATAGCCACGGACCGTTGTCGTGTCGACGCTGAAGTCGTTTGTATGAAGCGACAGAACATCACCCGCAATAAGGTTTGCTTGGGGGATTGCCCCCGTCAAAACATTCCCACCGCCACCGGAAACATGGAACTTGACGGTCAGGTCGGTCGCGAGGTTAGAGAAGCCAGTGGTCACGATGAATCTCGCGCCCAAGAATGCTTCACCGATCGCGATCGGAACGATGTCGTGTTTTGCGAGTGTGCCGATGTCGCCATCGGTCGTGTCAAGGAAGTCGAGTTTGTACGTCCGATAGATGTACCCATTCGACCGCTTCGAACTCATGCCACGCTGTTCTTTGATGGCACTTGAGATATCAGCCATGATGTTTTTCCTTTTTTGTTGTTGTTTGGTTGTTTAGCTAACCCAGAAAAGCATGGAATGAACTTCATCCACACCGTCTGCGGGAGCACTTGTATCCTTTCTCAGCGCGATCGAGGCGACTCCACCTGCCACATAGGGCGTCTCGGTGCAGATCACCTCTGGCACGCCAGCGGCAGCATCCCACGCACCCCCGGCAAAACCGAGGATGAGGTTTGCTTCCAACTGCCCAGCAGTTACGGTCGCGTCGCCGTCAACGAATGTGACGTCAGCGGTGACGAACCGAGGGCTGAGTTTTGTTCCCACGACCTTCACGCGGGTTGGTGTTGATGCGGACATGAGTCACCTCCTTACGCGAGTGCCGGTGTGGCGCTGATGATCTGAGCAACGCCCAGGTCTTGATCGTCAGTACCAGCCGACGGGTTGGTGTCAGGATCGATCGACATACGGATCTTGCCTTCGCCGCGAATCTGGTAACCGTTCTGACCCTGCTCACGACCGTAGTCGTCCGTGTCGCTGTCGAAGCCGAGCGTCACTGCCCAAGCTGCGTACAACGCATCCGAACCGATCAACACGTTGCGAGCATAGGTATCAGTGCCAGTGACGTTGAACGTCTTGATCCGGTTGTTGTACCGAACGAGCACATTGTTGTACACACCGAGGAACCCAGTCGCGAACGAGTCGCCCAGGCCAGCTTCCAGCCGACTCAGGTGCAGGTTCTGCCAGTCGGGATCAGCACGCAACTGATTCGCAGCAATAGGACTGAGGAACAGGTGATAGAACTCCTGGTCGCCCTGACCCGTGCGCTTCACACAGTTCAGCCGGTAATCGTTCGCACGCTTCGCCGAGACATGCGCGACGATGTCATCGATCGCCTTCATATTCATCAGGTCAGTCTGCGCCATGCTGCTGTCGAGCAGGGTTTCTGTGCTGTTCGCAGCAGTCACCAGCGAAACGCCAGACGTCCCTGTGCAACTAAAGCAACGGTTCGCCCCATTAACGCGAGGTGTGGTGGCCGAGGTGTCGCCCGGACCTGTGTAGCCAGAGAGCTGACGGAAAATCTGATCGTTGTTGTACTGCTCGATCAGGTTACCGATTTGCTTCTTAGCTTCAGTCTGCCAGTTCACCAACGAGCGCTGATCTGTCATGCGACCACGGGTCGCGATCGGCCAGTTGCGCTCGTCAATCACAACGTCGAACACGGCTTCCGTGATGCTGGACTCGTTGCCTTTCAGCGTAACGTCCTGGCCTTCGATCGGATCGACATCGATCCAGGGTGTGAGGTGGATGGTTTTGGTATCGCCAGCTTGTGCAGCGAGTTCAAAGTCAGTAACGATCGGGGCACCCGATCCTGCACTGCCCATGAGTTCGCCGATAACACTGCCGAGTACGGTGTCGCGGAAAATCTGCTTGTTGTGAACAATTGGATTTGCCGCATGTCCTGTAGCTCTTACAAAAGATGCCATGATCTATTCCTATTTCTTTGCCCTCCCCAACTCATTAAACATGAAAGCATTCATGCCTGAGCCTGCCGATGGTTCTGCTTCAGAACCTGGCGGGGGAGGTTGCGATGGTTGACTGCCTGTGTCGAAGCGTTCGTCACCCTCATTCACGGCATCACCGACATAGCCATCAGGATTAGTGAGCATTGCCTGCACACCTTCCCAGCGCTTTGCCAGATCGTATAGCGCGGGTGGGTTACCACCTCGATCGCGCCATGCTTTGTACCATGAGGAGTCCGCCTGCAGGAACTCAACGAAGTTGTCGTTGACCTTCTCCAGGTAATCAGGCGTGTCGACCATAAAGGTCTGCTCGGCCTGAGTGAATTGTGCTTCGGCAACTTTACGTGAGACGATGTCATCGAGATCCATTACTGGGCTTTCGCCTGGGATGATCTTGATCAGCTCCTCGATAGCAGCAGCAACTGCAGCCTGGGGGTCTTCGAAGTAGGCGTCATCCTTCAAGTGCGCCAGGGCTTTTACCTTGCGCTCCTCATTGACCTTTGATCGCTCCTCTTCTGCTTTCCCATCCCGTAACTCAGCCAAAGATTTCGTTGCCTCGGCTAGCTTCTGACTACTCTCGTTACCCCATCGCTGCGTGTCCGCGAGCTGCTTCTGCAATGAAGCTGCGTCGGGTGCGGGTTCTTCCTTTTTCTCTTCAGGAATTACCGGTACAGCCTCTTCTTCTGCAGGTGCAGTGCCAGCTCTGAAGTTCAGCATCTCTTCTGTTGTGACTGCTGGAGCTTCTACTGGCGGGGCTTCGATTGTCGCTGTCTCTTCTGTCATCATCTCACCTATCGGTGTAATTACCTCCAGAGTCGCTAAGGCCTGAATGACCGTCGCCCCTGCAGGGGTCGCAGCCGGTCAGCTATATGCCCTGTGGGGCTTGAGCTGCCGCTTGCTGCTGTTGTTCAAATCGTTCCTTGAGAATACGAAGGATCTCGCCCTTGTTCTGGAGTGCATCCATATTCTCAATCAGGATGCGAGCTGCGATGTCGGGCGGGAATGCGCCTGACGGTACGAGCGTCTTGAATACCTCGCCCAGGACCTGCATCTGCTGCTCGCGGATAGTGTCAAATTGCGGTACGCGTTTGAAGATCACGTCGTACTTAAGGACGTCCTTGATCGACCGCTTGATACCCTCGCCTGGGCCGAGGACGTCGCCGGTATCTTTGTCGACCAGGATGGACGGTCGCGTGCCATCGAACGAGACAAATTCAGTGGTGCCCTCTGGCGCAAGAATGCGCACCTTGGTATCGTCGGGGTAGAACTGGGCGACCATCTTGAGCATACGCTCAGCGATCTCAACATTAGTGTGGGCAAAACTTTCGAAGATTGTCGTCTGCATGACGGCACCCTTCTCGCTGCGGCCAGCTTCCTGAGCTGCGCTGCGTGCGTTTGTTCCACCGAGACCCGACAGTGAATCGTTGACACCGGACACGCGCTGGAAAAGCGAGATGTACATCATCACCATCTCGCGCAGGTGAACCAGCTCTGGGAATTGCTTGTTGATCTCGATACGCTTGCTCTGCAGCGCACCATCCTCAACCATAATCACCGTGTCGGGCTGCGCGAGCTGCTCGATCAACGCCTGCTCATCCTTGACCGCACCCTGCTCGTAGATAGCCTGGTAGCTCGACAGCGTATGGATGTACTTGCTGTTCGCCTTGTTGATCATTTCCTGCAGCGAAACGAAAAAGTTGATCACGCCCTGCGGGTTGCCATGCCGGTCACGGAACGCGCAGAACGGAACGAAGGGGATCATGTCCTCCTTGTCGTTGAACGGCGTGACGTTTTTCGAATCGTCGTGGATATCACCCTCAAGAGCGACGTCACAAGTGAAGACGATTCTGCGAATCACTTCCTGGGCATCTCGGTAATACATCTCGATGATGCGTACACGCCTGCCGTTCGGTCCTTGCAATCCAATCAGCGGTTGATTGGCGAGGACGATTTGTACGTCTTGCTCCTGAGAGTGATAGTCATCCATTCCCCCAGGGTCGCTACCGAACATCGAGTCATCCAGGTTCTCGATCTCCGACTTCTTATCTGGCCACTTCTTCATCGCGGCGTCGCGATCCATCCAGTAGGACCTGGCAATGAATCGGGCGTCGCTCATGCAGGGCTCGACCGCATAGGGGTCCCAATAGAACTCATGCCACGGTCGGCGCTTACCCCAAACTGAAGCCTTCTTTCCCTTGCCGGTCACTCCGAGGTGTATCCAGCCGATGCCACCCTTCAGCCCATCGAGGATCGCGGCGTTGCGATGGAAGCGAAACTTACTGGAGTCCTCGACTTGGCGCAGCAGAGCTGTGTATTCACCCGCGACATCTTCGTCCGACGGCTCGCGACCGGCGAGCACCACGTCGTCGCCGCCTGAGATCAGTAACGCTGCGATCATATCCACGGTCGGCCTGGTCAAATTGATGACGGTCGGGTGCTGGCGTCGATCAGCAAGGATCTGCAGGTCATCGGCAGTCCACTGGTCGCCATCATAGAATGCGAAGTGGCGGGAGTTCTCTTGCCGCCACGTCCTCTGGTAGTCGACGCTCTGCTGCAGCATCGATTCAAAGCGGTGAGGGTCGTCTCGTCTTGGTTCAAGCGACGGCACTGGGCAACCTCTCGATCGTTCGGTTGATCACTAGCTCGATTCGGGCGGCTACGTCAGCGGGGGCTGGGGCACCTGGCCCGGTGACGATGTGGAGGTAGTCGTCGAACAGTCCACGGATCGAGGTCATATCGTTGCGGAATTGCTTCAGCCCCTGATTCTCGATCGTGCCCTGGCTGGCCTGATGCCAGATACCCCGCTCAGCCTCTAAACTTCCAAGCTCAATGCGAGTTCTAACGAGCGCAGCGCGTAGCTGTGAATTTTCTGCAGAGACCTGGGGGATATCCGGTAGCTTCTCTAAGGCAGCATCGAGGGACGCGACGCCGCGCTCCAACTCCTCGTCAGTAGCCTTCCGTTGCGGTATGTAACGCGCAAGGCCCGACTGGAACTCTCGCCCCGCCAGTGTGGCAACGAACTTGTCCGCCCCATTCGCACTGTCGCCGTCCACGTAGTCCTGGTAGTCACCATCCGCCATAACCAGGCGGCGATGATAGGCAGCTGACATCGTATCGTCGATCTCCTGCTGCTGCTTACGCTTGTCGTCCGTGTTAGTCTTGCTCGCCACTTTCGTACAAATCCTTGAGACTCTGGTTATTTCCGCCATTTTTCCGCCACTTTAGTACGGGTAGTGTACATATTTGAACATTACAAGGACATTGCTGTACATTTTTGAACAATAGGATATCTTACTGGCATGGTAACGAAAGAGCATCTAAATAGGTCGCTGCGGAAGATGGCTTTCTATATCGGTCGCTGGCGCCAAGATCCCCTGGCCTTTGTTATCGAAGCGATGCAGGCTGATAAGTACGGCTACCCCACCCACCAGCAGGCTGAGGTCCTAAAGGCTCTGCCGTTCCACCGGTACATCGCAATTAAGTCCGGTCATGGTGTAGGGAAGACTCGCCTGGAAAGCTGGATTCATTGGTGGCACCTGGTCTGCAACAAGGATCTGAGCCAGCCTATGAAATGCCTCCTTACCGGTCCCACTAAGCAGACGGTAGCTGATCGCCTTTGGGGCGAATGTAAGCTAACCAGAGGGCACCTGGTTCCCTGGCTGCGCGACCAATTTATTGTCAACGAGGAGCGCGGGGTCTACAACGACGCGACGTTCCACCCCTGGGAGTCCACCCACCAGACAGCATCAAAGGAAAACACCGAAGCTCTGGCTGGCGTACATGGGACACCGCTATTCATTATCGAAGAGCCTAGTGGCGTGGAGGAGATCGTCTTTGAAACCCTGGGTGGCGGCATGTCTGACGAGGATGCCCGATCAGTGATGTTCGGGAACCCGACCAGGAACCACGGCTACTTCTACAACGCCTTCAGCAGCCGCGAGTCAGTCTGGAGGTGTTTCACGTTCAGCTGCCGCGAGTGCCTCGCAACCGAGGCCTACAGCTACGCCTACACCGACCCGCTCGGCAGAGAGAAGGTCATCCAGGTTAAGGGGCGCGTCACTCCTATGTATATCACTGAGCGTGAGCGAGATCACGGACAGGACAGCAATGTGGTGCGGGTGCGTGTCGACGGGGAGTTCCCCACCGAGGCAAAGGACCAGCTTATCTCCAGGGCAGACGTCATGCGATGCTTTGAGCGATCCATGCCAGAAAGCCAGCCACAAATGGCTATCATGGGGGTCGACGTCGCTGATCAGGGTGACGACTACTCTGCCTACGCAGTGCGTCAAGGCCGGGCTCTGATTGCCGTCGACCGATGGCACAAGCCTACTGACGAGACAGAGACCCACATCACTAACACTTATCGAGAGTTTGTGTCTCATGGGGTGAAGATCGGGCGAATCAACATTGAGAAAAATGGTGTCGGCACGGGGGTGTTCAACAACATCCGCAAGGCACTAATTGATGAGCCAGTGATTGTCGCAGCGGTCATCCCCCATGAGGCACCCTGGCGTGACGGCGGGGTGCGTTGTAGCCGGGTCAGGGATTACCTCTGGTGGCAGACCCGGCTATGGCTGAAGTTCAGCGAGCCTGTATTTAAGGATGACGGGGACCTGTTCCAGCGATTGATCCATGAGCTGACGATCCTGACATATGACGATGCCGACGGCCCCCTCAAGGTCGAAGGCAAGAAGAGCCTGCGCCGACGGGGCGAATCGTCCCCCGATATGGCCGATGCCGTGACGTTCACTTTCCATGGAGCTGACTCACAGAGGCTGTCAGCTGAGCCTGAGGCTGTCATTGATCGGTGGCGTGTCATTCGGAACCGACGCAAGAAGCAGCAGCAGGATGCACGTAAGTGGGTGGGCGCATGAAGAGGTCCTGGGTGATGGGAACGAAGTACAGGGGTGGGCTGCACGTCCTCGGCTTGAAGGGGTTCAATGTGCAGGTCCCCAGGCCTGAGCTGATGACCGCTCTCAACGTGGCCTGCAACATCATTAACCCTGACGATCCGATCGCAGCTCTCATCGATTGCCTCAAAATAGTCAAGAAGGTCAAGCCACCAGGTCGTGATATCGGGGTAGGGCCCGACACCCGCGACATGCTATTCAGTCACAGCAAGTACAAGGTTTGACCTGCCAGAATTAGGCACCTACATTTTCCCCAACCCCAACCCCTGGAGGAAGAGCATGGCTTTCAGAAGCGTAGCAGAGCAGGTAGAAAAGAACAGGAAGATGATCGAGCGGATCAGCCACTACGCCCAGCGCGACCTTGACGTCATGCAAGAGAAGGTAGTGACGTCAGGGCTTCTGCTGGCTGCTGTCTCATCTATCCTAATCAAAGCCAAATTGACGACCCCTGATGAGCTGGACGATATAGCCAGCAAGATCAATGATGTCTACCAGGAGGGAGTATGAGTGCTCATCAGATAACCTTGCAGCTCGTCAGCTGTAAGGATTAAAATCCACAAAAGAGGGCTGTCTATGAAAGCAAGACACGCAGTTCAGCAAGTCACTCGCAACGTACACGCCGTGACCTTCGACCTGACCAGTGTTGACCAAGAGCAGTGGTTTTTGCTATCGAGCGATCGACACCACGATAATGCACACACTGATTGGGAGTTGGAAAACAAGCACCTGAAACAAGCCGTCGAGCGCCAGGCAGGCATCATCGACATAGGCGACATGCATTGTGCTATGCAGGGTAAGTGGGATAAGCGCGCCGACCGATCCGCACTACGCGAGAAGTACAGGGATGGCGAATATCTCGATTCCTTAGTCAAGTATGCAGCCGAGTTCTACTCACCCTATGCAGAGAACTTCGTTATCGTGGGCCGAGGGAACCATGAAACGGCCATCACTAAACGGCATGAGACGGACATTACCGAACGCACCTGTGATCTGATGTCCCACATGTCCGGTGGAAAGGTGCATGCTGGCGGATATGGGGGGTGGATCATTCTCCGCGCTCACCTCGGTGGGGAGAAGAAACACGTCATCCGAATGAAGTACTTTCACGGCTCCGGTGGCGGTGGGCCTGTTACTCGCGGCGTGATACAGACTAATCGAATGTCAGTTTTCTTGCCCGACGCAGACCTGGTCGTCACCGGCCATACGCATGACAACTGGATACTGCCGATTGCTCGGGAACGAATCAACAGAAGTGGAAAAATTTACATGGACGAGCAAACCCATGTACGCTGTGGCACATACAAAGATGAATACGGAGATGGCTTCGGGGGATGGCACATCGAGCGAGGAGGCCCACCAAAGCCATTAGGTGCAGTTTGGATGCGTATCTGGCAGGAAGGGCGAGACAGGACGGTCAAGTATTCCGTAACCCGTGCTCAATAACTGAACTGGCTTGGATTCGCTAAACCACACCCCGTACTTGACAACGGCGATCGAGGTTGTTACCTTGGGCGGAGGGGGGCTAAAAAAGCCAGTACGGGGCGGGTTAAGTTTTTATTAGTATTTTGTAGGTGGGAAATTATTTCCCTGGGAAAAAAAATAGGGTAGCGGGGTCAGGGGGAGATATCTGTATATGGGCGGGGGCCGAGGGTCCAACCCCCCCCCGGCACCCAAGGGGTCAGGGGGGCAGCGGTGAGAGCAGCGAGCGAACGGCGGGTCGACCATGACCTATTGCATGACCAGCATGCTGCTGCTCGTATACAGTATGACATCAGCGCCACACAGTAGATGTGGCGGGATGCTGGACTATCCCAGTAGTGGGAGGGGTCCAGGGGTCCAGCAGCCACAGCTGCGCAGCACCAGCCTAAGCACGGCGGGATAGGCCTCCACCAGGCTCTGGCCCGCATTCCGCCGTCGTCCACTGCCCCGCCACACCTTAGGGGCGCATGTTATCCTATAAGGGCGACTTGACAAGTGGCTGGTACTGCATTACATTGTGGGTTCATTCTGTTTGTTATTCACCCATCACCCTGGAGAGCACCATGAACACCAGCATCACCACCCGCACCATGACCAACGGGTTCGTCAACACCGCGAGCACGGAGCTGGTGCAGCTCGACTGCCAGACCCTGGTCGAGATGATCGACCCGCAGAGTGAGACCGTCTACATCGACGCAGTCCACCGGCTGCAGGTCAACAGCGTGTTCAAGTTCGAAGGCCAGTGGCTGAACGTCGGTGGCCTGGTCGATATCGAGCAGGGGTTCAGCACCTGCAGCAGTTGCGGGTGCCCCCTGGGTCACACCTCGCAAGATCCCGACACCTGCAACGACGCAGACTGTCAGTAATCACCACCACCACAACGGGGGCTGCGACCCCCATCACAACAACACCCTGGAGAGCACCATGAACACCACCACCACCACCAGCACTGCTTGGGCAGCGCACATGTGCCTGCATCGCCACATCACCCTGACCGGCGGGAGCAGGGAGCCCACTTGCCATCGCTGTGGGACCACTGGACGGGCAGAGCTGGTCGGCACAGAGAGCCTCTACCCTGGGCCGTCCCCGAGTCGGCGGTTCATTCGCATCAACGGACAGATCGACGATCTCGTAGCCGATGCGGCGGACGCCAGTGCACGGCGGGAGCAGGGAGCAACGAGCTGGGACGCCGCAGCTCAGGCCCGGCGCAACATCACGGCCACCTGGGAACGGGCATTCTCGGGCGCCGATCTCTTCACCGTCTAACCTACACCACCACAACCGGGGCGAATCACCGCCCCAAATAACCCTGGAGAACACCATGAAGACCATGATGAAAACTATGTACATGATCACCCTGGACAACGGCACAGAGATACACGCAAATAGCGGCGGCGTCGAACGTCTGCACGAACTCAGTACGCATTACGCCAAAGTTGCGAGGGCCGCACGGCTCCTGTGCGGGGGTCGCAATACCACCACCGCGAAACTGGCCGACGAAGCGAGCGAGAAATTGTCCGACGCGGGGTTCGATATGGAATACGGTGATCCCGACAGCAGTGCGTTGAACTTCGTCACCTGTTACACGGATATACGACAGACCCGCGTAAGGAAGTGACCAAGTAAACGGCGAAACGCACCTGCGAGTGCGTCGCGGCGGGGTTGTTCCCGCCGCCTGACGATGCCAGCAATGCACCAACCAAATCCCTGGAGGGAAAGCACCATGAAGAAAACAAAAAAAATCCGCCGCGACCTGTACCAAGAGATCACCGACACAGTAATCGCCAGCCTGGAGCAGGGCAACATCCCCTGGGAGCGTCCCTGGGGCGCCGATGGAGCTGGTCTGCGCGACGCCCCCCGCAGTGTATCGACGGGCAAGACCTACAGTGGCACCAATTGGTTCTGGTTGGAAATGATGCGTCAAGCCAAGGGCTACAGCAGCCAGTGGTGGCTCACGTTCAATCAGGCGAAAAAATTGGGCGGCATGGTCAAGAAAGGGGAGCGCGGCACGGTCGCGGTTTTCTGGAAGCTGCTCAGCAAGGACGAGATCGACCCGGCGACGGGCGAGAAGGCTGTCAGTTCATTCCCCGTCCTGCGGTCGTTCGTCGTGTTCAACGTGGACCAGTGCGACATGCCTGCTGAGGCCTTGGCGAAGCTGGGCAATCGCCTCGACAAGCTGGCCCCGGTGATCGATGCTGGGGACGTCACGGAGATCGAGCCCATAGCCATTGCCGATGCGGCCCTAATGGGATTCATCGCTGATCAGAAGATCGGCTTCGCCAATGGGGGTGATCAAGCCTACTACAGCCCCAGTGATGACCGCGTGCAAATGCCGCCGGTACAGTCGTTCAAAGACAGCGAGTCTTACTATGCTACGCTGGCCCATGAAGCTGTCCACAGCACTGGACACAAGTCAAGGCTGGCACGGGCGTTTGAAAAGCAGGCGGCGTTTGGTTCCGCCGACTACAGCCGGGAGGAGTTGGTCGCGGAACTGGGCGCCTCCATGGTGCTGGCGGTGCTGGGCATCGACAAGCCTGCGATCGCTACGAACCGGGATGCCTACATTCAGTCCTGGATTAAAAAGTTGCAATCAGATCCCAAGGCGATTGTTTTGGCCAGCGGCAAGGCTGCTAAAGCCGCCGACTACATCCTGGACATCGACGCCGCAGGGGACCAGGCGCCGAAGGCCACCGTCTAACCACCACAACAACCGGCGCGAATCACCGCGCCACACAACCGAGAGGAATGAACATGACGCTCCGACACATTGCACCAAATCAAACTGAGATCACGACCGCAGGCGGCGATATTGTACTCTTCAGCTATTCGACGCCGGTCGCGGCGTTTGTGGCGCCTCGATGGCGATCTGGTGGTGGCTATATCCGAACCGAGGAAAAGTACAGTGCGACAACTACCGATCACATCAACGAATGGCTTGGGGATCGGTTCGCCAAAATCGTACCACAGGATGACATCAACGCAATCGCTTAACGCAACCGCAACCGGCGCGAATGACCGCGCCAGATAACAACCGAGAGGAATGAATATGACACACTACGCACAGGTAACTGATAACGGGCAGGAGCGGTTGGGGAGTTTCGCCCGAATGATACTCGACGGTCGCGATAGCTGGCTAACTATGATCGAAAACGCTTTGTGGTTGCAGGATCGCGAGGGCGGGAGCGGCGTCCGTGTTGTGAGATCGTCAAAATTTGTGGATACAGATTTGTCCCGCAGCAGAGTGATTTTTATCTGCGGACACTAACAGCAACCGGGGCGAATCACCGCCCCATATAACAAGGAGCAAAACGATGAAAGAAACCATGGAAAGCAGAGAGGATAAACTAGATGAAATCTGGGGAGAGGCGTGGTATTATGCGATAGCATGTGGACATCCTGACCCAGATGGATATGCAAATAGCAAGGTGGCGCTACGGGCTCCTCCTGTGAAAAAAACAGACACAGGGCTGAGGCAGGGTAGCAGGGCAGGCAGGCGGCAGGCAGCAGCATGTCGGGCGAGGGGTCAGGGATGAGGATTTACAGGAACAACTACACAGCAGATACGAACGACGGCGGCAGCTCCTATCACAGGACGAGAGCAGAGGCTATAGCGGCGTTTGATGAGCAGCAAGAGGAGGAAGATACCTACTCTGTTCGGGCGGAACTGATAGTCGTCCATTGCACGACAGAGGGGATACTTGCAGGGCTAAACCGCTACGCTTCGCATAATGACAACGGGTAATCCACAACAACCACAACCGGCGCGAATCACCGCGCCATATAACCGAGAGGGTAACATCATGCCAGAAAACGACCGCAATAAAAAACAAAAACACACGATGACCGAGGCGGAATACCAGCTAAACGCAATCGCCATCCTGGCACTAGCACTGGCAGTTCTGGTTTATATTACCTGCGCCTAACCCACAACCACAACGGGGGCTGCGACCCCCATCACCCTGGAGAAAAACACCATGAACAAGACCACTGAAAATGAGAACGGCGGGAGCGCCGATCAGCACTCGTTCGCCGAATCCTGTCGGGAGAATACGGGCAGTCACTTCTTGGACAGCGGAGGCGCCTACGGACGCATCTATGACCAGCCCCCGATCACCCATAACACCCCTGAGGTGACCTGGGATGATCCCGACTGCAGCGCCACGATAGAAACAGCCAAGTGGCTGGAGAATCAGTACGTGATCGACCAGGACCTGACCACTAAATTTTTGGAGTGGGACGCGGAGCAGGATGACGGCAAGCTGGCATGGGCTGACAGCCTGCATCGGTTTTTTCTGGTGGACGACGCCCCCTACACTCTGGATCGTGGCGAGGACTACCTGCCGGTACGTTACCAGGGGCACGGCACCGACAACGTGTATAATCACGAGAACGACCTGTCGCAGGTTTTCACCTGGAACGTCCTGGTGCCCAAGGACTGCGATAGCGCCGAGCCTGGCCTGTACGCTGACGATGACACGATCATCGTGATACAAATCCACACGGGCTGCGATGTCCGTGGCGGCTACGCTGCCCCCCTGCTGTGCCGGTGCAATGCCGAGTACGCAGTACCCGTCGATGTCTGCGCCGAGTACGCGATCACCGGCAGCAATACGCTGGACGATGACGAGCGGCAGCAGGCGGATGAAGAGTGGCGCAGCGGGTACAGTAGTTGGCCCTACGGTCAGGTGCGCGACGATGTGCAACGCTGGTTTACGTGGGCCTGCGCTGACGCCGATTCCCATATCGCCCTACTCAAGTCCGGGCACATCGTGAAAATAACAGCGGGGTTGCCCTACCTCGGAGCATAGCCATAACAAACCCTAACCACAAACCGCAACCGGCGCGAATCACCGCGCCAGATAACCGAGGAGAGACACCATGACAACAGCAATCGGAACATTCACGCTCGCTGAACCAAGGGTATATAGTCGGGGCTATGAAACTGCCAGTTGGTACACTGACATAGAGGTACATCCCGGAGAATATGAAGTCACCCAATCGGCAGATGGCTACTGGGCATTAGTGACAATGCCGGGAAAGATCGTTGGGAGCAACTTTGTTAATCAAATTTTTCACGCTTCTTCCCATCATAAAAATGAGGACGTTGGCAAAGATACGACTTACACGATCCAGACTCAAATGTTCAGTTTGGACAGACTTAAGGGCTACACGCCCGTTCACAACATCACCGCCTAACACCTAACCACAACCGGGGCGAATCACCGCCCCACAACCAACCCTGGAGAAAAACACCATGAACAAGACCACCACCACCACCACCACCGCTGCCCAGTGGGAAACCACCGCCGTCACCCGGATATCGTATGACGTTGAGAAATCACCGATCACCGTGGCGGACTGGCAGCGGATGCTGGTCGACCCATATGATTACGTCATAAAATGCTACGACATCAATGGTGCCCATCAACGCCATGGTGATTATTTCACCGACGACCATGAAGATGCCTTGGCAACCAGTGCTGAGATCATTCGGCGGAGCTGCGTAGCGCAGAACCTGGTCGACGATCGCGAGTACATGGTCGACGATTATGATCAAGGTCACCGTCGCATTTGTCATGTAGGCAGCATTTTTGCTGATGGTCGAAAAGTACAACCATCCGTCCTGGGTGGATTCACCGACATCACAGTTGACCAGATCGGGGTAGGCACGGCGAACAAGATACGTGACAGGGTCTGCGAGTACTACGGTGGCACATCGCTGCAGATCGAGTCTATCAAAGTGACGATCGTCGACTACATCGTCACACTGATCATCGGTTGCAGGGTCATCGCCCACTGGGACGCTGACAGGGTCGGCGATTACTACATGACGATGTTGCGTCCTGGCAGCGAGGAGTGGCTCATCGACGATGTCACCTGATCCGGCGAAACCAGGTCTGTGAACCTGGTCTGGTCGGGGCGGTTCCCCGATCACTGATGAGCCAAACCATACACCCTGGAGCAGGACAATGGCACAAAAGAAGAGGACAGAAGGCACTGGACAGATCGTTGAGCGCAGGGGCAAGTACGCCCTGCGATTTGGCGGGGCTCAGATGCTGATTAAAGACAGCGCTGGCCAGGCTGTCACCAACCTGCGTGATGCCAAGCGGCGTGCCACACACACCCGTGATGCGATTGCGGCGGGAGCAGCTCAAGTAGCTGTAGTACCGGCGAAGGTCAGCGCAGCTATCATCGGCAACCTGTACGAGGCTTTCGATTCCGCTCCGCTCCGAGACCAGGAGTTGACCGTCGATACCATGTACAACCACAAGTGCCGCCTGGGGGTCTTTGGGCGCTGGGCTACTGCACAGGGGCTCACAGTCGACGACATCGACAGCGACCTATCAGTCTCTTATCTCAAGCAGATGACCTGCGCACCGGCAACGGTCAGGACACACAGGGCGACGCTGATGGCCGTGTGGGAGGCGCTCTTCGAAGCGCGTCGCAACCCCTGGAAGAAGACGCAAGCACCGCGCCTGGATACGGTCAATAAGGAGCCGTTCAGCCAGGCGGATCAGGAGCTGATCTTCCAGTACCACGCCGAGCTGCGTGGCCGGGAGAAGTACTGTCGGCGGGGTGGCCGCGAGTTTCACACACTGCATGTCATCGGACGCTATACCGGCATGCGTCGGGGCGATTGCTGCCAGTTGCAGTGGAGCAGCTTGGACGGCAGCACTATTGCCGTCACCACTAGCAAGCGCGGAAGGCCGGTACGCATCCCGATGCACCCCGTACTGATCGCTGAGCTGGAGCAGTGGGGCGACCACGACGACCAGTATATCCTACCTGAACTGGCAGCATGGTACGTTTCCGACAAGAAGACCCTGAGCCAGATGCTAATGGATCACCTACGGGGGGCTGGCATTGCTACGGCAGATGCCGCCACCGGCAGGGTTGTCAGGGGGTTCCATTCCTGGCGGCACTTATTTGTCACTACTTTGATCGAAGCGGGTGTTGATCGCGACCTGATTGTGCGCATTGTTGGCACCTCGCCGATGCTGCTGCGTGACGTGTACGACCATTCTGAAACCGACGCAGTTCTTGCTGCGTTGTCCTAAACACAAACGGGGGCCGCGACCCCCATCACCCCCGGAGAAAAAACTATATGACATTCGCACAGGCAAACGCAGAACTGGCAGCAATCGCTGCAACGCAGGGCGGCGGAGCGTTCTCCGTGCAGTACAAGCACTTCACGTATGGCGACGAGTGCGGCGCTGAACCCGACCGGATCGAGTGCCGTCTGTATCTCGGTGCGCCCGTCAATGATGCGTGGGAGGCGCAGACGTGGGCCGAGGCATTCGACCTGATCGAGGCCACCCTTAGCCCGTGGCGGCAGTTAGTGGACCCCGAAGAAGCACCGTTGCACGACGACACAGCAGTAACCACAACCACCAACCCCGGAGCAGTACAATGAGTAACATCCACTACAGCAACGCAAGCAACGATCAGCGCAGCTTCATCGAAGACCGCATCAACAGCGCCTGTGTCGCGCATCAGGGCTCGCTGGTCGACGACTTGATGGGCAAGGACGACGAGTGGTCCTGGGACAATGTCGCAGGCCTGCGACCGGACCCCAGCGACTGGGGCCTGGCTCAGTGTCGCGAGTACCTCGACGCGCACGGGATCGACGTCCCTGAGGTGGTCGGTGAGACCGAAGACGACATCGTCGCGGACGACCTGATCGAGCAGCTTCTGGAGCAGGCAGCAGAGGTCTGGGGCCATCGTGCCCCAGGCGGCGGGAATGCGCCTGACGTCGATCGCGGCGAACTGCTTGCCTGGCTGGCAGCAGTCAAGGGGGAGGTTGACGACACCGTCTGCGAGATTGATGTGCGGGTGCGCTACCACGACGGGGGCTACGTGTTCCTTAGTGGCGACGCGAGCTACGACCAGGATCATCGCGGGTTCTGCGCGGCGGCGTCTGTTGGCTACCATGAGGAGGACACCATAGAGATGTGGCAGGAGCAGGTGGAGGATAAAGCCAGCGACACCGAGGTTCTGGAGTGGTGGTTAATCACCGACGACTGGGTGCATGGTCACCTGCGTCGGGTCGGCGAGGCGGTGCTCGACAACGCGTATGGGACCTGGTGGGGCCGGAGTTGCAGCGGTCAGGCGATCAGCCTCGACCCGACATTCTGGGGTATTTACCAGCAACGCCTCCAGGGCATGGAGGCTGGGGCAGAAGGCTGAATAAAGCGCAGCCCCGCTAGACCGTAAGGCCGAGCGGGGCTGCGGTGCCCTCCACCCTGGAGAGGTATTAAGCGCTAATAAACTACAACCCAACACCGGAGCAGTCAAATGAAAGGCGCACTTAATATTTTTGAAGAGCGGAATATAACGCGACGCGAGGCTAAGATCGCTGGCGTGCCACGGTCGACGCAGCTGGTACGCGGCGACAGCACCCTGGTGCACCTCAGGCGCATCACAAAGGGCGAGCGGCTGGAGGTCGACATCAATAGCGATCACCCGCTGGCGTGCTGGTGGCGCACGGCGGGAGCAGGGAGCGGTGCCAACACCTCGATCAGGCTCACGGATGCGCAGCGCAAGAAGGCCCTGCAGCTGGGGGACGGTCGAATCAACAAGGGCATCAAAAGAGCCCTGGATAACGCATAGGCGTACGAGGAGCCACATAGGGCCCGATCTGCACTCAGGTGCGGGTCGGGCCTTTCTCGTCCCCAGGGGCGTCATGCTGCAGCGAATTAACAGGCATACAGGGGTCGGTGCAATCAGGGCAGCTGTACAACGCGCCTGGGAAGTCGCACAGGCTGTCAGTGGTGCCGGTGCCGTAGGTCTGGCAGGGAGCCTCGCTCTCCTCGCCCACTCACCCGCATGATATGCAGGCGACTATGTCCATAGTAGTCAATTCCTCGGCTATATCCAGTAGCCGCGTGCGCGTTGCGGTTGATGTATCTGCAGCATGTGTAGGTGTAAGTGTAGTTCCGCTTTTGGCGTAATGAAGTCTTTGTTGTACATGCCTTCATCTACCTGCGGTGTAGCTACTGTCCCGCAGGTAGACGTTAGCACCGCGACCACCACCCAGCCAAGGATACAGTGTCGCGACCATCTCATTTTCAGTAACTCCTTTACACGTCCGACGGTGTATTATTTTCGTTAGATTTCGCCGTTGCTCAAGATATCCCATGCGAGCGCTGCCACTGCTGGAACTTGACCGTTGCCAATGGCTCGAAGTCTGTCCACCCGATCGGCCATCCCATCAGCCATTCCGACAACTCGGGGCAGTAGTCCCGACCCGTAATCATAACTTCCACCTGGCCCCTCAGCGTGACAATTCGGACATCCGTATTTGCCCAGTTCGTCGTCGTAGATATACCCGCAGCCCTGGCATGATCGAAAAGCAACATCGGCAAGCGGTCGAGGCGTGTCTTGCCGTCCTTCCGTTTCGGATTCATGCCGAGCGTGTCCTTCCAATCCCGAGCCGTCGGTGTCGGCAGTTGCGCAGAACCATAGTCGATGTCGACGATGATTAAGTCCAACAGCGTCAGCCCCGAGAGTGATCCATCGACAAGCATACCCGATGCCGGTAAGTTCTTCGATGATCTCACAGAGTCCATTTGTTCGCAGTGCTGGTGAATTTTCACCGAATACATAGGCCGGTCGAACCTGTTCAATAATTCTGAACATCTGCCACCATAGAGAGGATCGTACGCCCCTAATGCCCTCGCGTCCCCACATCGCTCGCGCAACGCTGATGTCTTGACAAGGAAATCCGCCCGATACCACGTCAACAAGTCCTCGCCAGGGTCGCCCATCGAAGGTTCGCACGTCGTCCCATACTGGAAAAGGTTCGAGGATTCTGTCGTTCTGTCGTGCCAGCAGTACGTCGCGGGCATATCGCTCGATCTCAACAGCGCAAACCGTTCGCCATCCACTGAGCATGCCTCCGAGTATTCCTCCACCAGCGCCTGCGAATAGTGCCAACTCATTCATAGCGCTCCCGCGTCGATACCGCTCACCAGGGCCATGCCGAGCAAACATAGCAGCGACCTGAATACGGCAGACGAGCTGTCCTTCAGGTGCGCCAGGAACTTCTTGTGGTTTTCTGTCATTAAGTATCCGCCCGCATTTGTTCTGCGAGTGCCACCCAGGGAGAGCGGTCGACGGCGCGCTGGGGCAGCTCGCGCTCCAGCTGTGCGTAGTCCTCCTCGCTGGGGATCGTGTTGGTTAAATAATTACACAAGCGCACCAAATAGCTGGCGGTGCAGTGTTGTCGAGCGCGTACCACGATGTCGATGTCCCGTCCCGTTGCATACCGACCGCGCAGTTTCGGCGTGCTATTGCTCACCGGCATCGACCGAGCGATTGCTGCTGCGCGGCAGCTGGTCAGCGCCGGGAGCAGGGGCTTGTCATGCGTGCAGTGCCCCCGCTCGACAGCGATGTCCAACAGCTGCAGCCAGAGGGTCGGACTGGTGTCAGCGCCGAAGCGCTTGATCACCGACGCACCCATGCTGGGCATGTTGCCAAATCTACCTTCCCATTCTGCTGGGAAACTCAGCTCAGAAGATGTCATTGTCTTCTATCGGCATCGCCGTTGTGCTTGCTGATGCGACACGTTCGATTGACACGCCTGACGCACCCAGCCAGTAACGACCAGAGTTGGCACCCTTGCCGCCCTTGAGGTTGATGTACGCGACAACGTGGTCACCACGATTGATGCCTTCGCATTTGTCGCAGTCACGTCCGAAAAACTCGACAGCGATCTCCTTGTATGTTTCACCTGCCGTGCCGATGTCGACCACGATGTGGATCTTCGGGTACGTCGTGCCTGGGTCCTTTTTGCTCTCGATATCTTCCGATACGATGTCGACCACTTTGCCGTCAATGTTAAACATGCTACTCCTCCTCGATTGTTGGTTTGTCGTTAATCAAAATAACATTGCCGATGCGCGGTCGCCAGACGACCGCCTTGCCCCCTCGCTTCACTTTTACTTTACGCCAGCCCCAGAGCTGCAGCTGACCTCCGCACAGCAGCCAGTCGCGGGTCTCCTCTTCCCTCTCCTCGCAGATCGTGCGAGCATGCGCTGTCCAGCCCGTTTGCCCGAACACCTGCACCCCGATGATGCCGCGAGCATGCGCCACGTCGAGAGCGATGATGTCGATGATGCCGAACAGGTCAGTACTATGGCCGAACGGTCGACCCGGTCCTGCCTGGATGCGTCGCTCGACGATGCCAGCGCGCACACCTAATTCCCGGAAGACTTTGAGCGTGCGTTGCGTCGGTGTTGTTTTTCTACCCACCATGACCCTCACTAATTTTTTTAAGTTGGGCGACCAGGACGCTATGTCTGGTCTGCTGCCGCCGGTCCGTCCTGATCACCGATGCGTAGCGGTTGGTCACTGCCATGATTCGGCAACGCACGACCTGGCCCGACTGCGCCTTTGGATTGAGCGCTGCAAGCGTTACCTCGCAGATGTCCCCCTGTTTCCATGTCATGCCATCATCCCCTTATGGATGTACAACTGCGCGCCTGCATCACCGACGATCCATGCCTCCGATGCCATCGACCTCGATCGCAACAGGGTCGAGCATCGCACACACGTCGCACGTCCCGCACCTCGGCAACGGTGGCGGCAGCGTGGACTGCAACCACTCGGCCAGTTGCTCTGCGATTTCAACGAACGGCATCTGCCAGCGGTATTGCGACGCCTCATCAATGATCACCCCAGGCTCACGGATCGACACCCACTCGACGGGCACAACTGCACCATTGCCGCGATTGACTGCGACCAGCACAGGGGTGGCCGACAGACATAACTCCACGTCCTGCTGCAGTAGGTGCTTGTACAGGCTGCACTGTAGCTCGTATGACCAGTACCAGGCCTTGTAGCGTCGAGCCGCAACGTCGTACTGGTCGCGCCAGTTACCCAGGCACTTCAGCTCGATAAATCGATCGGCCTGCAGGACGTCTACGAATCCAAGCCAGTTGACCCCGAACAGCTCACCCTCCAGCCTGTGCTGATACGTGCCCGTGACATACGGGGCAGTGTGATCATGCCGTGCAAACTCATCGCCAGCTTGTGCAGCATCGGCAAATATTTTTTTCAATCCCTTGTCGCGATCGCCCCGGACGTACATGTTATCAGCGTCTTCGCCCTGAGTCCCGGTTGCGACCGCTTCGAACAGATTACCGGCGCGCATCTCATCGCTGGGCGGTGGCAACTGCCAGTCCTCGCGAGCATAGGCGTGCCACTTAGCAGGGCATTCAGTGAGCATGCGGAACTGGTGTAGGCTAAAGTGCTTTTTCATGGTGCCTCCAACTTGCTGATCGCTTGCTCAATGCGGACCTGGGACAGCTCGACAACGTCCGTCACATTCTGTGTGCCCAGCCAGTTCGTCCGCTTCGCTCCCCATTCGGCGCCATACTTCGCGCTGCCTGCTTGATTGCATTTGATCGCTGCGATCATCCGCTCGCACTCGTCGCCCGACAGGTCGTCAATAGTGACCGTCCGCTTCTTGGTGACGGCCAGAACCATCGGCAGGCGCGCATCTGGCCACCCCTCGCCAAACGCCGCGACACCGATTGCTGTCAGCTGCTGGGCCCGCTTAGCGGATATTGGCTTGACATCGCCGGGCTCAATTTTCGGCGGAGCGTCCTGGGTGACCACTGGGCTACTGGCCTGGCTGGCGAGGTACGGGTCGTCGTGCCCCATCCCTTTGTACACGCCCAGACCGACGCCAAGGAATGACGACGCCTTCGACAGCATATTAGTCTGCGCCATCTTGCGAGCTTCGGGGACATTGTCACCCTGGATGCGACCGTCGCCACTGGCGTGGACGTAGTACACAGGCCAGTCGGCAATAGAGTCAGTCGCATCACTGGCGA